CTAATCCACAACAGTACTATCAGCCTCCACAACAACAGCAGTACTATCAGCAGCAAGCTGCGCCCGCTTACAATAATATTCCAGTAGATCCGAATATTCCTGATGGCGTTTTACCTCCACCAAATGCAACATTTATTCCAATGCCAAATGGTTATCGTCAGCAAGTGCCTGTTCAACAACCTTTAACTACAAATCTTGAATCTGTAGGAGGATTTGAAATACCAGATTATAACCGTTCCCCTAAATCATATTTAGAAGACGAAAAACAATTTCGTGATGCACTTATTACCGAAATTAAAGCTTTAAAAAATAATATTAAAGCACAAAAAACTCAACTAAACAAGTTGACTAAAACCATAGAATCGCTTATATTACCGCTCAACAAAGAACAACCTCAACAAGATATAGAAAATATAGATGATAATTCAGATCAATCCTAAAGAATTTGTAAACGAGTTCATTATTCCTATTAATGAACTTAACAGAGAAGGTAAAATCGCCCTTTTTTGTGATGGAATAAATCTTTACTCAATTTCCGCAACAAAGTCTAGAACTATTAATCTATACAATACTTATAGACCTCTTCATATAGAGGATTCTATTGAACGTTGCAGTTTGAATGTTCTTAAATTAATTAAAGGATTAGGGTGCGTAGCAAATGACGAAATGTTTGTATCGTTAGATATTTCAAAGGAAAATAATACTCTGACTTTCGCAACAAAAGAAATTCGTTTTAATATTAGATTATTAGATGATAATCTAATAGAAGTTCCTAAATTTAATCTTGAAGTATTCAAGAAATTTTCTGTTCACCACGAAGTGAACATAAACTCAAACAAAGTCGTAAACATTAAAAAGGCATTAGAATTTTCTGCCGAAACATCCAAGTTCTATATCGAACAAGAAAAACAAGATGTTTTCTTTTACTTTGGAGATAAGTCCTCAACCTCAAATCATACGGATGATATTAAAATCCATGTTGCAGAAGGTGTAACTACCAAAGTACCAAACAAAATCTACGATGTAGATATTTTGCGACTTGTTTTGAAATCAAAAAATGATTTTTCGATGAAATTAAATGATAATGGTGTCATGTATATTGAAATCGAAAACAACAACTCAAACCTAAAATATATAACAACTCCACTAATTAAATAAAATGGACTATAAAACATTCTCCGAAAAAGTTAGGAACTCTGAATGTTCCTTAACAAAACTCGACTTAATATATAATCATATTGATAGCAGATGTTGGTCTGCTATTATAAATCAAGGAAAAGACAATATTATTGTAACATACAGTATTAATCGTTCAGACCTTGGTTCTCAAGTATTTGATGTATTCTCTTCAACTAAAATCTTAACAGATATTGAAGCAGACGATATATATGATGTCATTGAATTTATGGTAAACAATCCAATGTTCTCAAAAGAAACAACAACTCAATCTCCAACAGAAGTATAATTTATGTCAAATAAAATATCAACAAAATCATATTGCATTAAGCGTCTACGCGATATGGGCTATACCGTGGACAAAATTGATGCTGTCGAATACACACCAGAAGATGAACGTAAATGGTCTTTCATTATAGATAATGGAGGAATGTCAATTTTTATAACTTGCTATAAAAATAGCACAATTCATATTTATGATGGTGGTAGGTATACAAATACCAACATGAAACTCGATACAGATAGTATTGAAGTATTAGCAGAATACTTAAATTCGCGAGGTTTAATTCATAAACATCCAAGGTACGGTCAATATCCTTAATTTTACAGGGGAACCAAAAGTTTCCCTGTAATTTTTACAGTATAATTATAAATATGTATATGGACACACCACCTGAAAATCCTTCCGAGTCCGATTTTAAAAAAGTTGAAAAATTTTTAAAAGATATAACTGATAAAAAAGCTCCTAAAGTTAGGAAAAAACCTAAAGTTCTTTCTATAAAAGAAAAACAAAGATTAGGTTCTGCTATTGCTAGTGCTTTGTCTGAGTATGTAGATTGTTTTATTTTACTTGGATTCGATGTTAGTGGCAATTCAATGGTTCTTATAAATTCTAATAATAATCTTGAAAGCAGAGCACTATCAGATTTAATTGACGATTTTATAACAACAGGTGACAATGGTATAGATGTTGAAGACGACGAAGACGACGATTAGCAATCTGATTGAGCTAGTTTATTAAGTTCTTCTTTTAATTCAGTATATTTAGCTTCTAATTCAACTTCTAATTCTTTAACTCTTTGTTTAATATATTCATCTGTATACTTTTGTGTACGAACACCTTCTCCAATTGGTAAAGAATCATTTTTAGAAATTGTTTGATCCCAATCTGTTTGTCTGATAGATAAAGGACTACAACCATTTCCACCAAATTTTTCAACAACAGTATTCACTGTTGTTGAATTTTTTACAGGTTGCGCTAAAACAGGAGAAGACCAGTTGTTTCTTGCTCCAACAGCACGAACAGCATCATGTGGATTAGCATCTCCTGCTGCTGATTGAACTCCTGCATTTGCTTCTACTTGACTATTTTGTTCAAACAATTTCATTGGCATATTTTTAAAATAATGATAATGTTTATCAACAACTGCAAAGTTTGGGCTATATAAAGAGAAAACTGTTAAGCAGTGATCATCTCCGTGACTATCTTTACCAACTGCAATTCCTATTGGTGCTCCTGGTAATAAAGTTGCATATGTAGGACTTTTAGGCGCATCAATTGTACAGTCTAGTGGGTCCATAGCAATTTTAACTCCACTCTGACCAAAATAACATTCAGTTGACGGTAACACGCGAGGTTCCATATTGTGATCGTAAGTGAAATCAGATTCAGTTATATGATACTCACAAGGTGCAGTAATATGATGAACTGATAATTCGCCTTCAATATGTGCGCCACCACGAATAACAGCATTTAAACCAACGTTCAAATTGCCATCAACTAAAACTTGCTGCTCAATTTCTGTTTGACCGCCAGTATCAAGAGTTCTTGACAAACGTTTTGGTCGAAGAGAAATAACTTCTCCAGTAACATCAACACGCTCGCCATCAAGTGCTAATTCGCCTCTTGAACCTATAGAAACTTCTTCACCAGTTAATTTAATAGTTGAACCAAATAAATTAAGAGGACCGCATGTTTTAAATTCAATACCATGTGAACCAACTGTAGCAGTCCAACCATCACAAACATTTAATTCATAAGAACCACCAGGAAATTTATCAATATCAACACTCTCTATAAGAGATGTTTCGCGATATTGTGTGTAGATTGTAGTTCCAATAGGATCAATTTTTACACCACAAGGAACAAGTTTTCCACAAGGATCTTTTCTAAAAGATTCAAAATCATTAAACACAAGACCAATATTTTGAACAAAATGTTTTGCAATTGTTTCTATACTCGAACCACCGTTAGGGCACTTGTTTTGACCTAATTGTTTTTCATATTCATAAATTCTTTTTTGAATTTCTTCGCGTTTTTGAGATATAGTTTTCTTTTGCGTTTCAGTGGCCCATACACCGTCTTGAGATGATGGTGATAGCATCTTACCCCAACACGTCAAACAAAGGTTTCCTCCGCTTCCTGAAACATCTACATAACCTTCTTTACCATCTTGAACATGTAAGACTTCACGGCTGTTCACTAATCTAGAAGTTACTATTGTTGGAGAATTATTAACTATTACTTTTGAAATATTAGAATGCGATGGACACTGTGCAGGAGTTCCTGCTTTTGATTGCTTTGGTGATTGATCTATAAAGTTTTTTTTATCGGTTCTTTTAACTTCAAATAATCTTTTAATATCATGAATTTCGCGATATTCGTCTTTGATATTTTGCATTGGTTTGCGCCAACGTTCCGCATCACCTACAGTTTTTAAAGTATCACCAAGAACAATTGTTTGAGAATTTTCTTCAACAATTTCTGTTTGAGAACCATTTATAGTTGTTAACGAATCACCTAAAACGTGTTCACGTTTGTCACGGGTAGTTAAATCATCTCTTCCAAATTTATCTTGTTTTATAAATGAACCGCTTTTATGAGTTATGGTTATACTCTCTTCATCTTTTGTGTTTATAAATTCTAAATTTCCTGCGGGTTGATTTAATACAACTTTATCTTTAAAAATTTCTTCTGATTGATTTTGATCGTTACTGTATTTACCGGGATAATGCATATATATATATATATTTAATTACGCTGATTCGAAAATTCCTTTATAATCTGCTTTAGATGCAAAAGAACCAAGAATAATTGGGTAATTTAAGTCACCATTTTCGAAATAAATCCAAACATGCGAACCAACACCAGGAATTGAAATCATACCTTTAAAATCATTGTTATAGTCTGGCGCACGCATAGGCCCACGATGCATTTGAGAAACACTTCCAACTACATTTGCACCTTTTGTATTATTAATATCATTACTTGGTTTACGACAACGATTTACTGTTGCACGGGATTCATTATTTGCACCTCCAACATGCATATCTTTTCTTTGAAAAGTTGGTAAAAGTTTAGATGATATATTGTTAAATATTTCACCTCCTCCACCTCCACGGGAAACCATAGGAGTGCCATTTGTAATTGGGCTACGAGGCATAACAGTTTTACCTGTGTTAACTGGAATTGGTTGATCTAAAAATCCTTTTAATGCTAACACTTTATTTAAATCAAAAGGATTTTTATTGTGACGAACATTTATAGCATTAATGTTGTTTCGGTTTGCTATTATTTTAATCGGCCCATCTTCAAAAATTACTTCTTTATTATTATAAGAAGAAACTTTAAAATTATTAGGTAAACTTTTTTTATCATTTATAACTAAACTAACTGGAATATCATTATAAGCATATAATGGAGCTTCGTCCGCATCCTCGAATAAAATAGGTGGTTCAAAAGTAATCATATCTTTTGTATTAACTGATATAAAACACTCTCTGTTAAAAATAGGATTATCTTCTGATAGCGGAACATTATTTAAAAATATTGTTGGGTTTGAAACATTTATATCAATACCTACAACTGATTTATTATCAAGTGGTAATACTGCGTTATTATTAACTGGTAATACTGCGTTATTATTAACTGGTAATACTGCGTTATTATTAACTGGTAATGGCGGGTCTAAATTTAATGGTTGTTCTACAAATAAAGCTGGAAGTTGATCTACAACACTATCAACAGACGGGTCTGTGGTTTCAACTGTATTCGGAACAGGTCCGTTTTTATCACATTTATTAGGAAGACAAAATTGTAAACCATTTATAGGAAATTCTAGATTTATTTTTGTTCTTGGAGGTTGACCGTAATTTGGTAATGGTGATTTACTTGGTCTGCTTGCACTTTGTTGTTTATCTTTTGCAAATGCTGCTGCTGACTTGTTGCTATCCTGTGATATATATCCAGAATCATTCCCAATATAATAAGAATCAGAAGGAGCATTATAAAAACCAGGACTGCTCATGCCTATTAAAGGAAGCATAACTTCTGCCCAAAGTAGTCTTTCTTTTTGACTATCTAAAATTTGAGGATTCAAAGAAGAACCTGTGTTGGAACCCATCACTTTAAAGAATTTATCTTCTTCTTTATTTTGGTTCCAATTTTTTGTTTGATTTAAGTTAATACCAGGAACATAAACCTTTACACGCCCACTTTGTTGTGGATCATTATTTTGAATAACTATTCCTCTATATAATCCTTTATAATCCATATTAATCAAATTCATTTTTACAATCAGGTTTTGTACCTACTACCCGATCATTGGTCGGATCTGTATTTTCATTAGAAACATTATTGTCATACATTGGTCTTCCTGACATATCAACAATATATGTAACAGGTTCACCATTTGGACCTTCGTTCATGGTTATTTCAAAACCTTCTACTTCATATTTAGCAAGTTCTTGAATACAAAAAAATTTATTAATAAGACGCAACGAATCACCTGCTAGTGATAAGGTTGCTGCTATTGCGCCTTCAAGAGCATCTATGTTTCTCTTACCATTAAAAACATCCATTGTATAGTTATGACCATGTGCTATTGGGATTTCATTTGAATAAGCAGTATGCATAAATGACATATTATTTCCTTTTGGCATTGAACGTAACATTAATGTGTTTACAAAATTATTTGCAGTGTCCATTAAACCAAAAATCGAATCTGCCATTTTTAATTGTGCATTCTTATTCATTCTACTGTTTGTAGTTAAACAATTAACTCCGTTTTGATCAGGCCATTTCATAGGATCAACTGATGTTTGATTTTGTGATATGCTTGCAAAACTACCAACATCTTCACTAGTTTTTTGAAAATAAGGAAAACTGTATATATTATTTTGAATATACATGTTGATTGCAGGATGCATTTTTTGTACTTTATTAAGAAATCGTTTTAACAAAGGAGTTGACATAATCGCACATGTTTCAGGATTTGTTTTTCCTACAGAACTTGGCGGCATTTGATTAATTGTATTGTTTACACTTGCGGCACTATATAAATTTTGCTTTGTTTGATTTTTTATCTTAGGACCATTTCCTAATTTTCCGCCAACAAAAGAAGAGAACTTAGTCAATTCTACTGAACTACCTGTCCATGGACCATGATACTCAGCAATCATTTGAATTACACGGTCCAAAGGCATTTCAGATGTTTCTAAAGAATTTCTTAAATCGTCAAATATTGTTCCATTTTTTCTTTTTCCTGTTGGAGAAGAGTAAAGAGATTTATGAAAATTTTCGGTTACAGCTTGCGACATATTTAGTATTTACAGTTGAAAATGATTATGTTTTTATAATTAAAACATCATCTGATTGGAATTTAGTAATTTCTTTGTATGTATGTGTTTTGACTCCAATTAAATTAGTTGTATAATTTCTTGTTCTATTATTAAAATAATGAATAACGCTTGTAACAAAATACTGACCTTCTAATTTATGATCATATTCTTTATCATTTAAATTTTGTTTTGATAAACCAAAAAATCTTCCCGTTTGGCGTACTGTTAAACCTCTTGTTGAGAAACTTATAGCAAGATTCGAAAAAAGATAATATCTTAATAGTTTATTTCTTCCTTCTGATAAACGTGTAACTTCTTCTTTTGCAACAGAAACAACTGTTTTTGTATTCATGTTGTCTTTTATAAAAGGTGTAAATACAAGACGATCCTCGTTTTCTTGTGTGAGTATATTATTGCGAATAGTGTTTTTAAAAAAAGTTTTATATTGCTCTGCATTATGTTTTTTATTTTCTTCGGAGAATTGACCACACGATGAATTATAAGTTACTACTCTATAATTTGTTAAGTTTTTTGAGTAATCAGAACCATTTAAATCTACTAAACGATAATTATAAATTATGTTATATTCATCTGCTTTTACTTCTTCTATAGATTCCGCAGCACCTAACGGAGCTTTTATAAGAGGAGGGGTTTTTTCTTTATCAGAATGTTCTTTTAAGAAGAAGTGTTCAATTTGATATTCTTTTGGACTATTTTGATCTTTGCCCGCCTTTTCAAAATATTTTGAAATTGATTTTAGAGAAAACTGTTTTGGACTCATGCTTTTTTCAGCACGCTCAAATTTAAAAATACACGGTTCATTATTATAAACATCTGATGCTGTTGTATAATTTAACATATATTCTAGATTGTCTATAAATTTAGCATTTACTGGCGAAGAATAATTCATGGTATTCATCTCACTTCCAGAATCCCATTCTTCTATATCTGCTGTAAGTTTAGAATATTTTTCAAAATCTGGATCACGTTTTAACAGTTCTGCAACTGCTTCTGAACAAATTAAAGAACGTTCAGTATTATCAATTTGTGATATATTAGTTTTATTAGCGTTTTTACCAACAGTTGATGTTGAAAAATCTGAATCTTTTTCAATCATTAATTGGTATGCTTTTTCCCAAAAATAAAGTTTTTTCTTTTTATCTTTTATAGTACTACTAGGTAAATCTTGAACGTCATATATAACTGTTTCAATCTCTATTAACCATTGCTTATCATTAAAGGTATATGATGGCAAACCTTTCATATTAACCGATTTTGGTTTTATAGAAATAAAAAGGGTATCTCTACCATCATTTCTAAATTTATATATTAAATTTTCTTTTTTGGCTTTTACAGATTTAGTAGTTTCTTCACTTTCTTTTTCAAGAGACTCGTATGGACTGTTTATAACTATACTACCTTTTATTTTCCAGTCGAAAATGTCTTCTTCTAGAAGTAGTGTATCCCATGCAACATTGTTTAAATAAACGTCATTAACTCCATTATAAAGTCTAATAACGCAATCATAATCTTGCCCATCAAAAGAAAAATTACTATTATCTGACATATTCATTAAGAATTATTTATCTGAGATACTATCTGTGTGACAACTGGTGTCTTTAATATTTTAACTCTTGTACCTTCTTTTAAGTCAAATGGATTTTTGATATTATTACCAATTAATATAATCCACCAAAGTCGAGGAGTTCCGTAATGTTTTTTAGAAAGTTCATAAACAGAACGAAAATCATAAGCAACGTCATATGAGTATAATGAGGGATCTATTTCACCATCAATGTTTATTGCATTTAGTAAATTAAAAAATTCGTAACCTTCTTCAGTTGTGTAAACAGAAAAGATGTTTGAGTAGTCGTATGTATTTAGTTCTGTTGCCATATTAAGGATTGTTTGGAACTGTATTTTTGTATGCATTCTGTAAATCTGAACCAAGATTTTTAAGAAAAATATCTGCTGCTTCAGCATCAGATATATCTTCTTTTGAAACGATTTGAACATTCTTTTCAAGAAGAGATAGAAACGGATCTATTTTACTAATAGCTTCTACTTTTCTTCCTTTTTCTAATGCACTCATAATATTACGTGTAGGCATTAGAAGTGATGTAAAAGTTATTTCTATTCTATATGCTTCTGGAATTGTTCTATCAGTTCCGCCTAAAACCATTAATCTTGTATTTCCAAGATTTTTAATATTTAATGATGATACATAACATGCAGGAAATTGAACAACATCAGGAATATAAAGACTATATATTGCTGGTGGATCAACAATTGCGAAATTTCTTCTTGAAGGAGTGTTTTGATAAGAAAATAAATGGCAGAAACGGCGATTACGATATACATCGTCTTCAGAATCTGTATTAAAAAGATCAAATGTTACTTCAACTGTTTCTAGTGTAGTGCCTGACCAAGATTCTGGACTTTCAAAATTTATTGCTCCTGGTAACGAAGTATTTACTACTCCTACAGTGGCTCCAGCAACTTCTGATGCTTTTCCAACTAGTGAAAACAAACCTCTAGCTCCAAACCCTGCTGCTTGACTTGCTAATTTTAATACACTTGAAAAAGGACTGTCTTCTGAACCAAAAGTGTTTCCTCTTGTTATTTTTTTATCATTGAAATACGGCAAACGATAACGAAAACCTGTAGGTTCTGCAAAATATTTATAGCGATAAACTGCTTCTGGATCATCATTTGCAAGAAATGTATCTGCACCTATAGAACTGAAGTTGTTTATAACTCTTCCATAGTAAATGAGAGATGCTATTAATTGACCTGTAGTTTGTTGATATTCGGTCAATTCTATATAAGGAACATCTTTACGAGATGATATAGGAGAAAGTGTCCATGGCATATCATTAACAACATCTATTAAACCATCGCCCGCGCCGCCCGCTGGTTCATAAAATTTACTATTTGATTCTGATTGTTTATATTCGACCGATGATGCCATAAAAGTATTTATCCAACAGATTTATTAGCTCTTTGACGGAAATCTGCAATAGGATCATCACCTCCGATCATTACAGGAGTTTGTTTACCTCCTGTTGAAATAACTGCTTGAACCACGTTAGAACTACCTTGCATTGTTGAATTAGCAATAAGCTGTGTGCCTTGTGCAAATATAACTAACAGTTGTTCAAGTTTAGCATTCATGTCTTTAAATGCTAAATCAAAAGGTCCACCATTTTGCGCTGCAACAACATCGTCTTTTGTAGACGGAACAATAAGTTTATTTTTAGTCATTATACCATCTCCAATTTTTTGTGGCATATAAGATCCTGACATGCGTCTCTGTTGCGCGTGAATTTCATGAGCATCTAGTTTAGGTTCTTGTTTAGGTTCTTGTTTAGACTCTTGTTTAGACTCTTGTTTTTTATTACGTTCTGCTAATTTTTTAGCTAAGTCTTCTTCTTTACCAGTTGCCCAATCCCAAAGCTCTTTACCCCAATATAAAGGATTTAACATATCTAAAACATCACCGATAAAACCGAAAATCTCTTTAAGAGTATCCCATAATTTTAAACTTATATCTGTTATAAAATCACCTACAATAGATAATTTAGAAGTTTTACCACCTTCTGACTTTTTATCTAAAACTGCGTTCAATACATCAAGACCAATAGATATTGCAGTTCCAATACCAGGGAAAAACGAAGCAATACCAGAACCTATACTAATTAGTCCTCCAGTTATGTCTCCTTGTTTAAATCTGTCATATGCATCTTTGAGAGATATAAGTGCTCCGATAAAAGGAATACGTTTTGCAATTTGTTTAAGCCCTGCTCCAAGAAGTTTAAAAATAGATCCTGTTCCTAATTTTGCAACAGAACCTAATACTTTACCTATTCCACCTCCTGCACCAAAACCTTTAAAAAAGTCCATTATAGTTTTTGGTATCCTTTGTATCACATTAGAAAAACCTTGAATCTTTCCAAGTATACTTGCTTGAGAATTTTTCACAATGTTAAAACTATTTTTCAGAATAGAAAAAGGTTTTGTTAAAGTTCCAATTAATTTATCACCTATTTCAGAAAATATTTTTCCTAATTTTTCTAGTTTTCCAATTTGACCATCTGCACTGAATAATTTATCTATTTTTAAAATACCTGCTAATTTTCCAAACAAACCGAATGACATTTTGTTTATAAATTTAAAAAAGAAATTTTTAACACCATAGTATATTCCTTTTGTTAAAAGAACAGCAATTCCCTGATTCTCTTTTCCAAGAATTTCTTTTAATCCGAAAAAGTTAAATGTTTGTTTTAAAAAATATTTAGGAAGTTCAAAAAATAGAACTCTTAGTCCTTCGATGCTATAATCTATAAGCTTTCTTAAGAAAGGTGTTATCATTTCTACAAACCGATCTTTTAAATTTCCTAAAATGGCTTTTATATTTTTACCCATAGGAGTATCTAAGAAACTTGAAATAAAGCCAATTCCTGCAACAAGTGCAATTGTTCCGAGAATGCCTTTTATTATATTTCCTATAAATGAACCTTCCTTTTTATCTTTATCTTTTTTATTATCTTTTGCTGTAGTATTTTCTTTTGATTGTTTCTCAAAAATTCTAGATAAAATTTCTTCTACATTCTTGCTTATATCAACAATTCTTACATTAACTATTTTAGGAGTTCCAACAGCAGCTTCTGGTGCTGTTGGAACTCCTGAACCACCACTTAAAGATTTATTAAGAACTTTAAGATTATCTCTAAACTCTCTTACGTTTGTTAATGCACTTTCTATTGCAGTGCTAAAGGCAGAAAAACTAGGAATCTTTAGATTATCTCTAAACTTTCTTACGTTTTTTAATGCACTTTCTATTGCAGTGCTAAAGGCAGAAAAACCAGGAATCTTTAGATTATCTCTAAACTTTCTTACGTTTTTTAATGCACTTTCTATTGCATCTCTAAAGGCAGAAAAACCAGGAATCTTTAGATTATCTTTAAACTTTCTTACGTTTTTTAATGCACTTTCTATTGCATCTCTAAAGGCAGAAAAACCAGGAATCTTTAGATTATCTTTAAACTTTCTTACGTTTTCTACAGCATTATCCACTCCTTTAATAAAAGTATTTAAATTTGGAATTTTAAATGCCTTTATCTTTTTAGTAAAATCGTCTATACCATTTTCTAGATTTTTAATTAATTTACCATCCATATTAAATGGAGAATTTTTATTATTAAATAACTCAAAAATCTTATCAGCCATGTAGTTTTTACCTGCACCGCTTTTTTTTAAGTATTCGTCAAAAACTGCTATTAAATCTGATGGATTCATCTTACTTCTATTTATAATAGAAAACTACAATAAACTATAAGTAAAATATATGCGCAATTATAATTACATCTACGAGTCGGCACAAAACGAAAATTTTGAAAGACAAATTCTTTCTGGATATTTAACAGAAGCAAAGCTTATTGAAATGTATGAAAACAATGAACTTTCAAATCAACAAATAGCAATTGCTGAAGCATTTTTTGATAGATTAAAAGCAAGAGGATCACAAGCACTTGGAGCGATTAGAGGTGCTGGTCAACAATTAAAAGGAACTGCACAACAAGCTGCTGGAAATTTCGCGCAAAAGGCTGGAAACTTAGCTGCTAAAGGAGTACAAGCTGTTGGCGGAAATATAGACCCAAGTCAAAATAAATTAGCACAATATGGAAATAATTTAGCTCAGCAAGGTCAACAGTCTGGTCAAACTGCTAAATTTCAATCTTACATCAAAAATTCTGTAAACTCTATTGTTAATGATTTAGCAAGTTTAGGAATGGCTGTAAAAGATAAAAATGCTCTTATTGCAGATCTTACTAAAGCTTTAAATAAAAATCTCGTAAATATGCAGTATAATAATACATCACGTCAATATAATTATACATCTAATCCTCAATAATATAAACATATCAACATTAAAAAACCCGATCAATTGATCGGGTTTTTTGTTATATAAAACCTATTATGTAAAAAGGTTAGAGTTTAATTCTATTTTTCCAATATATTTTTCACCATCAATTTCTTTTTCAATTTTCAAAATTTCATTTATTTGTTTACCAAAAGATTCGTCTATTTTTTCAATAATCTTAGAGATAATGTTGGTTGATAACGTTTCTACAATTGCTAATCTTTCTGATATAGGAAGACTTAAGAAATTAATTTCCTGTTCTTTAATTTTTAAAATTTTTATATATTGAGTTATCTCAGAGATAAAAAGAGGTGCTAATAAATCTTTAAGTGCATTTTTATCTTTTTCGTCAATTTTCTTAATTTTTGTTTGTTCAAAATATCGGTCTGAAATAAATTCTTGGTCAATTGTTGGTAAACCGATTGTTAATGAATACGGACCATCATCTAAAGTTTGGAAACTAAAATCTAATTTTTTCTTTTTCAATTTAGATATAATTTTATCTAAATCCTCTTCAATAACTTTGGTTGTTTCACCATTTTTAAATTCAACTGAAATTTTATTTTTAACATTCATTTTTCTTAATTGAAGTAAAATATAAATTTTATCAATTGTTGTAATGCTTGAAAGAGGAATTGAAGAATCAATAACATCTTTGATTATTGAAAATAATATTTGATTAAACATATTATTCGCAAAAACACCTTCTACAGAAGTTTTAATAATAGATTTTAGGTGTGATGCGTTCATTGGTTTAAAATGAACGTCTTTTTTGAGAGACGGTAGAAAAAGATCAGATTCAAATTCTTTATTTGATTCTTTTACTAAGTTTATAATATCGTTAATGTTTAGAGTTTCTGACATATATATAATTATCTAAGACTTGATTAAAAATCAAGACTATTTAAATTCACTTGGAGTTTGTTCCATGCCCTCTGTTTGAGAACGATACTCTTCAAATAAGTTCATTTCTCTATTATTAGAAGGTTCATCTTTTTGAGAATCTTCCATCATCTTTGCTAATATATTCAATTCTAAAGGAGAAATATTTTTATAAAAATTAAAATCGAGATGAGATGTAGATGACAAGTTTATATATTTTACTAAAATATTTATTGCCGACGAATCGCTAAACAATATTCGTATAATATCATTTATATTATTAATATCAAGATTAACAGAAAAAACACTTTTACACTTTTCATTTTTACAAACACTATCAATGAAAAGTGTGTTATATAGAGTTTCGTTTATTTTATCTATATACTCGTTTTTAATTGTGTTTATAATCTCAAAAGGAATAGCTTCGCAAATTTGATTTTTAGAAATTTCATCTAGATTTCTTAAATCTATTTTAATATCACTATTTAAAAATCTCATAGTTTTTATAAAAGAGAAAAGATATTTGTTTAATTTCTTATTATAGTCACTACGATCATACTCTGAATTATCATTACGAGAAATATATGATAAATCACACTCTATTTCAGAGTTTAAAAATGTAAATGTTTTTTGAAAAGAACAATCAACAACAGGTGCAAGTTTATTTGTTATATTGTTAAGATTAATATTAATTTTTGTTTTTTCATCACATTTATCACAGATACGAACTAAATTTAAATTTGGACCACACGAACGTATTCGTAATTGCATATAAATTATAAATTTATCAATTACTGTAAAATCTTCTATTTTATAAAAAGAACCATATATATTCTTTTCTAATATATCAGTTAAAATAAAATCTAATTCTTGTTCTTCGTCTATAACTTTTAAAATATTTCGAAATTGTTCACAGTTTAATTCATATATACGTACATATTTTTGTTTAGAAGGAATCCATACTCTATAAGAAGTCATATTCTTAATTATAATAAATTATAAAAAAATCAACATTAACTGAGTGATTGATTTGGTTGAATTTCATATATAATAAATCATACTCTATTATTTTGTGGATCTTGAAAAGCATCTGCTGTGTTAAGACTTCTGCGAAAATTAAGCGCATCCGAAGAATTATAAATTGCATCAGTAACCGCATATCTACTATATGCAAATTTAACTTGTAATTTTGGAAAATCGCTACTACTTGAATAATCTAATGTTTCAGATGCAATATTTATAGGTGCACAATTATTAAAAATAAATGTTTTTCTTATTTCTGAACTACTATCATCTTTTCCATTTCTTCTTAAATGATGAACAATAATTGTTGCTTTTATATCTGTACCTTTAGAAGTTGCAATTAACCCTTTATGTGCTACAAGAATAGACCAAGGACGCATAAAGCTATCAACAAAAGAAGAATTTGTTTCTAAAAAACCAACTTCAAGAGGTTCAAAATCTTTACGACCATTTATAATTGGTGCATTAATAAAACCTCTTTTTGAACCTTGGGTTATACCTGCATATTCAACTCCTACATCTTCGCCAGGAAGATTTACTCCTTGAGCAAAAATACAACCGATTATGTTTTGAACAGGATCTTCTGTTGTTTTCTTTGCGCTATTAAATATGTCCCATTCTTTATTTTCATAATTAAGGTTTAAACTGCTTATTTGTTTTAAAAGATAATCTTTATTATTAGGATATATAAATAAAACCCAACTAGATTTTAAAGGAATATTATATGCAAGAGAACATATCTGTTGATGAAAATATGGTATTCCGCCAAATGTGCTAGACATTGTATTAGGAATTTCTATATGTTCTTTCAGAAATTGTTTAATTTTGTTTACTGGGTTGTACTGAGATTCACTAATACATCCAAAATTTGTACCAATAGCCATTATTATTACTTACGCTCTTTGCTAAATACGGGTTTAATATTTTTGTATTCTGTTTTTCCTGTTGATCCAACTTTCATGGTTCCATCATCTCTTATAAATTTAACTTCCATATTTCCTTGTTTGGAGTTTACTGCACTTCCTGGTTTGCGAGGGTTTACTCCTTTTCGGCGTAAACGTCCACCTAAACCTTTTGCAATTCCTGCTTCGTCATGACTTTTTTCGGATTTGTTCTTTTTACGAGGATTTAAACTACTGCCAACATATTGTTGTTTTTTAGCAACTTTGGTTTGTTGAGAAGCTGAACGACTTGATGATCCACGAACTTCACGCATACGAGAAGATGGTGGAGAGAAGAATTTATTATATCTACTCTCACGTCTTTTAGATTTAGCAGAAGTAAATTCTCCTATAATCGAATATACAAAGTTGTCAAAATTTTTTGTCATTCTATTATTCGTCTTGTTCGTTATGCTTCTTCTCTTTTATTATTTATAAACCTTAGAGCTACTGCTTTTTTCATAACCAGATAAAATATTTCGTTCGGTCTGTTCTTTTATATACTCAACAATATAATTCATAAATTTACTTATTGAAAGACACCACATTTTATGATACAATAAGGTGTGGAATTACCTCAACCATATGTCATAGATAAAATCTATTCATATTCTACCTGTATTCGAGAATCAAACTTGCATATCAATGGTTGCTGCCCTGTTTGCCGAGAAGGCAAATCGTGGGGAAGCAAAAGAAGAATGTTTTATTTTCTGAACGACGACTACATTTATTGTCATAAATGCGGTAGAGGATGGAATACTTTTTATTGGGTAAAAGAAGTTACTGGTTTAAGTTTCAAACAAATTAAAGAAGAACTGAAAGATTATGATTATGATCCAAAGTTCCGATTAATGGTTGATTCTATTGAAGAACGTCATTTTGAAATGCCAGTTTTGCCAGGAGAATGCGTGAACTTAAAAGATAATCTTCAAACAGAATATTTCTCTTCATATTCTATAGTTAAAAAGGCTAAAGAATACTGTCAATCCAGAAGATTATTCTCTGCGATAAACACTCCAAAAACATTTTATTGCTGTGTAAACGATAAGTTTCATAACAATCGCTTAATCATTCCATTTTATAATTCATCTGGAAAAATTGAAAGTTATATTTCAAGAAAACTTTTAGATTCAGACAACAAGGCAAAATATCTTGTAAAGTTTGGTAGTAAAAAACCAATCTTCAATTTAGACAAAATTGACGAGAACTATCCTTATATTTTTATATTTGAAGGTCAAATAGACTCTATGTTTGTTAAGAACGGAATTGCTGTTTCTGGAATAATTCTTACAGATGAACAAGATGAAACTTTAACAAAACTTTTCCCATTTCATAATAAGATATGGGTGTTGGATAATTATCGCTTTGAAAAAGAAGAAGTGATAGATAGTATAAAAGAAAAACTAAAGAACAATGAAACTCTTTTCTTTTATCCAAATGAGTTTGCAGATAGTAAAGACCTTAACGAATATTGTGTAAAAAAAGGTCTGGATAGTGTTAATCCAGACCTTTTAATAAGTGGTTGTTTTTCAGGCGATAAGGGATTACTTAAGCTGGCAGATTAGGAGGCATTTCTAACTGTTCATCATTTTTGCTTGATGCTTGTAATTGATCTTTAAGTTCATCCATTTTTGTTTTGAGGTCTAAAAACCTTTTCATCTCAGCCTTAGATTCGTCAATTTTCATTCCAAAATCTTCATCTGTGTTTAACACATTAGCTAAAATGTCGTCATCGTTATTTTCTTGCGCAGGTGTTTTTATACGTTCAATTTTTTCAATTCGTTTACTTAATTCTTGAAAAGCTCTTGCTTTAGATTCTATATCACCTGTTATAGAAATTGTAGAATCTAATTTAGATTCAAATTCATTGCGCACTCTTTGACGAGTTCCATTAATTTCAGAAGCAGCATCAACAGGAGTTCCAAAGCTGCTATTTACAGCGTCTAAGTCGCCAGTTTCACCTGCAACTGCTCTTTGGGCTAAACCATCAGTTTCAGAAGCGGATGGGTGAGTTGGCATTGTTGCTTCTTTTAGTAATCTCAGAAAAAATTCGTTATAGGTCATACTTAATATTTATTCCAGCTTGACATTTTTTGCAAATTTGTGTATATTTAGGTATGGCCCGAAAGTTAAAAATAATCATTCCAACAAAACAAAATAAAGATCAATATAATTCTTCAAGCACTAACGAATGTTTAACATCTGTAATTAAAGATTCTACAGTTCAAAAAGACTTAAATATAAATATAACAATTCAACCAATTTTAGAAAATAAAACTGGTCTTTCAGAATTATATCAAGACATTCTTAATAATAGTGATGATGATTATGTATTGTTTATGCATGATGATTTAGAAATTCATGATCATTTTTTAATTAAAAAGCTTCTTAAAGCACATGAGAGTTTTGATATTGTTGGCCTTGCAGGTGCAACAACTCAAGACTACTCTAAAAATGCGCCTATGGTATGGCATCTTTGCCGTGAAAGACCTGAACACTCTCGCGGAATAGTAGGACACTATATTCCACAAGGATTTAATGGTGTTTCAGAGACGCATATTAATTCTGCATACTTTGGTCCTACTCCTGGTCCTGTTGTTGTAATTGATGGTTTGTTTATGAGTTTTAAAATGAGTAGCTTAAAAGGTAAAGGTGAAATCTTTGATCGAAATTTCACATTTCATCATTATGACCTTGCGGCGGCTTGTAGAGCTTATACGAAAGGATTGAGTATGGGCGTATGGCCTATATTTGTGATTCATCACGGTCTTGGTGAATTTGCTAATGACTCTACATGGCAACGTCATGCAAACGAATTTAAACAACTATACGGACACAAGAAACTATCCCTATGAAAAACTCATCAGACTTTGCAAGAGACATCTTATCTACAAAAAATCACAAAGACCTTTCTCCTTGTGATCATTTTATACCATATCTTGTTCAGAAATATATTTCTGGTGCAAGTCCAGAACATTGTAATTTAATCAATACTATTCTTAATAATAAGCTTTCTCTTTGGAGCGATGAACAAGAGATTTACGATTTCTTAAAATGTTTTATTCCAAAAAAGAATTCTGCATATTTCACTTACTTCGGAAAAAAGAAAAAGGAGAAAGAAACTAAAGTTGAAGTTGAGAGAATATCTTCTGCTCTTGAAATTTCTCAAAAGGAACTGTATGAGTTATTAGATATTTTTCCTGAATTAGAAGAGAGTATGGTCGAAAGTAAAGAAAAACTCTTGAAATCAAGGTAAACCTTTCTTAAATAAAAATATATGGAATCTGAACCCTTGCAACCACTACAACAAAATATTATTTCCGCAGCAATTAAAAAGCTTTATAAAACTGAAAAAATTGTTAATTATGATTTAGATTTTTCTAAGTGGGAAATTAAAAAATTATATGGTAATACTCTTTGGGTTCAACTTATTGATGAACCAGATGCAGATACAATTCAAAAAGGATTAATCACTGTTCCTGTTAGCACAACAAAAGGTCTTTATCGTATTGGTAGAGTTCTAATGTCAGGTCCAGATGTTAAACAAGCACAAAAAGACGAATATATTCGGTTTCCTCAAGGAGTTGGTTCGCCATATGAAGTTAGAGTTGGCGGATATAAAACATGGTTATTAAGAGAAGATCAAGTTATGATGGTTGTAGAACCACCGTTCCAAGACGAAGAAAGAATTCGTCAGCACGTTGAAGATACTATTCTTTCTCAATAATAAATATATGAATGAATAACTCTTCACTTCAAAAAATTCTTGCAAATAATGTTGTAGAACTTACATTTGTTAGAAGACATCAACAACTTCGGTGGAATGATATAAGAGGTTTGTTAGGTACTACTAATTATGAGTTACTCAATGGACCTTTTGGTTATTCGGTTTTGAATTTTCAACCTCCAAAAGGAGTTGGAATGGGATACGATTATAAGGCTAAAAATCTTTGTGTTGTTTGGGATTTTTTTCGTCAAGAATACCGAGTATTTGGTGCAGAAAACGTTCAAATAAGAAAAGTATTTGATTTGACAAATGAAGAAGAAAAAGATAAATTTTATGAGTGGTTTTATGAATATATTATAAATATGACTGATCAGCAAAAAAATAAATTTATGGGATACGAAGGAGAAGCATATGCAACACTACAAAGAGCTAAAAGAGAAGCTACTAAACAAAAAGTTCAAGTGCAACAACAAGCAACTGAACAGAAACCCTCTATTACACAAAGAATAGCAGGTGTTTATAGCAATATCAAAAATTATCTTTCTAGATTTTTAGGAAAAAAATAAAGTTGAAAATAAGTTTTAAGTTGTTAAATATCTTTATGAATTTAACAACTTCAGAAAAAATTGAAAAAGTTTTTGAAAAATATTTCCAAAAAAACATATCTTTAACTATAAAAGATGAACAGATTAAAAGAGGTAAATTTCTGCTAATTAAAAATTGTATTATAGGAAATAATTATTATTTCGAACTAACAATTGAACGTGTTAAAAAACTTGATCTTGTAAGAATTCCGTATCCTTTTGAAATTGAAGAATATCCAGAAGATAATTTATTATTTCTAGATTATCGTTTATCATCTCTTTTTAAGAATAATAAAAAATTACTAAACGAAATGAATCAATGGTGTAATACAGAAGCAGACCTAAAAGCATCTAACAAAATGTTTAACAATATTTTAGAAGTTAAATTTGAATAATATGAACGAACAAAATTCACTCTATTTCTCTATATTTGGAGGATATATCTATGAAGCAAACTCTGAAGAAGAAAAGGTTTTAGATGCTTTTCAAATTCCCTTAACATCAAAACCGAATACTTCTTGTAAAAAATGTTATGGAAGATTTCATATAGGTTTTAGTACAAAACAAAAACACTTTGTTATTTGTCCAAAATGTTCTAAAAAACATGTTCATGTAGAAAAAATATTAAATAAAAAAAATGGAAAAAAAGGAAATTAAAATAATTAATGGTTTTTGCTTCTTAAATAACGATAAAGTTATTTATGTTGATCTTGTTACAGAAAAAGCAGATAATTATAATATAAGTTATTTTAAGAAATTTATTGAAGAAAATAATATAGATGAAAACTGTATATTTCTATCAAATAAAGACAAAGGTTTTGTAACTCCTTTATACAAGTATAAGCTACAAACATCAAAATCAAAAATTAATATAAAAGCATCTTCACGTTCAATTGATGAACTAGTTACACTTTGCTATAAAGTGTGTATTGATATGTTTCAAAAGAAATTGTAATTTAGCGATTTAGTAAAATTAAACTCATAGTTAAAACTTTACTAAATTAGATAATAATTGTTCTCCGTCGTAATAATAAGAAATTAAATTTTTAGCACTAAGAGTCGTAGTAAAAGCAGATGACACTGATCCAAATGTCCAAAGATTTCCAAAAGAAGTTATTGATCTAGCTGATGTGCCTATGTCAACTATTAAATTTCCTGTTTGACCTGCTGAAAGACCAGTAGGATTATTAAGTCTTGCATTTGAAAAAAGATCTAATTTTGCATTAGTTCCAACAGTGGTAAAATTCCAATTTATTTGACCAGCAACATTAGTTAAAACTCCTTGAGTTATATAATTATTAACTGCATTTGCTGAAATATAATTTATTTGGGTTCTTAAATTACTAGATGCAGTATCTATTAATGTTGTTAAATTACTAGATGCAGTATCTATTAATGTTGTTAAATTACCACTAACACTAATCATTGATGAACTTAAGAAATTAATTCTATTATTTAATTCACTGCTAACACTAATCATTGATGAACTTAAGAAATTAATTCTATTATTTAATTCACTGCTAACACTAATCATTGATGAACTTAAGAAATTAATTCGGCTATCTAACACACTGCTAACACTAATCATTGTTGAACTTAAAAAGTTTACAGAATTAACAGTGTATGTAGAAAGTTGAAATAATCTTGTATCTAAATTTGAAAAACTTGTATTAAATGTTGAAAGAGTATTTCCTATACATGTAGTTTTAGAAACATAATCAGGAATATAATAAGGCATAAATGTATTTATGTTAGAAAACAAAAAAGGTCTAGAGAAATCTAGACCTTTTTATTAGTTTTTGATTTTTATATTAGAAGTAATTCTTAGGCTTCTTACCACTGCTGGTTTTGATTCCAGTTTTTGCTTTAGAGAAGTCTGCGTCACCATTAGCTTTTACATGACTAGATGGAGCTTGTTTCTTAGCTTTACCGTCATAATCGCCTTGGTCGCCAAGGTAAGAACCTTCTGAACCTTCAGTATCATCTGGATCATATCCAGTGTCTTGATCACCAAAGTCTGCATCTCCATTACCCTTTATAAAAGTAGTTGGTTTTGCACGTTGAGCCTTGCCATCATAATTACGTTGACTGCCTGGGTAATTACCTTCTCCACCATTGAAACCATATGATTCGGCTGGAACACCGTCTTCCATTTCATCACCATATTCTTCACCTTCGTCTTCCATTTCATCACCATATTCTTCACCTTCGTCTTCACCACCTGCAAGAAGATTTGCAAGTTCGCCAAGACTCATGCTTCTTAGTTCAGAAAGAGTAAATGTCTCTTCTTCGCCACTATCCATTTGGTCATCTGCATTGAATACATTATCATCCGCAGATGATGCGCCAAAGTTTCCACCATTCATTTCGTCCATCTCACGAAGGATTTGGTCAAAAATGTTGCCGGAACGTTTAAATGAATCACCGTATATTGCACCGGGATTAGGTTCTTTTGATTTTTTTTTCATAGATTTTTTAGATTTTTTGATGTTTTTCATTTTACGCTTAACCGCTTCTTCTGCGGTTTCATCTTCCTCGTCTTCATCGGAATCGTGATCGCCCATAGAATTTCTAATAGCTTTATCTCTAGCTGCTTCCCAACCTTCAATTTTACCATTTTTGTTAATGTCCGCCTTTCCTGCACGGTTTTCTTCAATGATAGAGCCTTGAAGATAGTTGTTTTCGTAAATTGATACTAAATCGTTTTCCATATATGTTATTTACTTAATTTTTATATTTTTTTGTTAATTATGATAAGTTTAATATATGGCAGTTAAAAAAATAGACAAATATCTCAACAATAATGAGTCTTTACCAGTTAACATCACAATAGATTACACACCTGAACAGGCAATTGAATTTAAAAAGTGTGCAGAAGATATTATATACTTTGCACAAAATTATTTTCATATAGTTAATCTTGATACAGGACGACAAACCATTAAATTGTTTGATGCTCAAAAAGATGCTATTTTAGACATTTTAAAAAATAAAAGAACAATTATTTGTGCAAGTCGTCAGATTGGTAAACGATTACACGTTGATACTCCTGTTCCGTCTCCGAACGGTTGGACCACAATGGGCGAATTAAAAGACGGCGATATTATTTTTGATTGGAACGGAAAACCTACTAAAATAATCAAAGCCCATGATATTCTTGATAATCGAGAATGTTTCAAAATAACATTTAGTAACGGTGAAGAAATAATCGCTGATACCGAACATGAGTGGTTTACCCAATCACGAATTGAACGTAGAAAAGGATGTGATGGTTCTGTAAAAACGACAAAACAGTTAGCAGAAACCTTGGTTTACGGTAAAAAAATAAAAGAACCAAATCATCGTATTCCGTTTAAACATAAAGTTCAATATAAAGAAAAAGAACTTTCTATAGAACCGTATCTTTTTGGTTATTGGTTAGGAGACGGAGAATCTGCTGGTTCTAGAATTATTGTTGGAAAACAGGACGTTGAAGAGGTTTATTTCGAATTGTTGTCTCATATTCGACAAAAAAGATTAATATCTTTAAAAAATTCTTCATGTTTTAATATTTCCATACTACAAGATGAAAAAGGGAGTTTTAAAAACAAAATAAAAAGTTTAAATGTTTATAAAAATAAACATATACCTGACATATATCTTCAGAGTTCTGAACAACAACGTATGTGTTTATTACAAGGACTAATGGATTCAGATGGATATATTAATTCAAAAGGAACAGCTCAATTTTATTCTATAAAGAAAAAAATGGCAGAGAATGTTATTGAATTATTAGCCTCATTAGGAATCCAATCTTCTTTAACAACAAAAATTCCAACTATACGCGGAAAAAAATGTAATAGAGTTTATATAGTAACATTCAAAACCGATCTTCCGATTTTTCGTTTAAAAAGAAAATATAAAAAGATCAACAAAACAAAAATCGCCCGAAACGATTTTATTTACATCAAAAATATAGAAAGAATAGATTCGGTTCCTACAAGATGTATTACTGTAGATAATCCCGATCAAATGTATCTTGTAGGAAAAACATTTATTCCCACACATAACACGACACTTATGACTATTGTATGTCTTTGGAATGTTATTTTCAAAAAAGATTATCAAGTAGCTATTCTTGCTAATAAAGAAGATCAAGCTAAGGAAATTCTTGAGCGTATTAAACTGGCTTATGAAGAATTACCAAATTGGCTAAAGGCTGGTGTTAGTGAATTTACTAAAGAAAATCTGCGTCTTGTAAATGGAAGTAAAATATTTGTATCAACTACATCAGAAAGCGGTATTCGTGGTAAATCTGTTAACCTTCTTTTTGTTGATGAGTTTGCCCATATCGCATCACAAATTGCAGACCCATTCTTCAAATCAGTGATGCCTACTATTTCATCATCTAAGTCTGCTAAAATTGTTTTAATTTCTACTCCAAAAGGAGCAGAAGGTAAATTTTATGAGATTTTTCGAGATGCAGAGAAAAAGAAAAATGGTTGGTTTGCAGTTAAAATTCACTATTCACAAGTTCCTGGTAGAGATATAGCATGGGTTAAAGAACAACAAGCATCTATTAACTATGATATGGATACATGGAAACAAGAATTTGAAATTGAATTCTTAGAAAATGGAATAGCCGCTCTTAACCAAGCAATTATTGACCGAATGAAAAGCGAAACATGTCCTGCTGAACTTTCATTTGATGAAGGTGAATATTTTGTTTGGAAACAACCAGAACCTAATAAAATATACACTATTGGAGTTGACGTTGCAGAAGGTGTTGGACAAGACTTTACAGTGGCAACTGTTCTTGATATTACAGATTTAGATAATATTGAACAAACTGCAATATTTGCGTCTAATAAAATACAACCGTGGATTTTTGCTGAAAAATTAAATCAAATAGCACGTTCTTGGGGCAGACCGTTTCTTTGTGTTGAAAGAAACAAAGAAGGTGGTCAAGTTATTGATGCACTATTAAATGTTCATAATTATGATAATCTTGTAACTTTCTCTATGAAAAATGATAAGCGTAATGTTTATCAAAGTCCAGGTATTTTCTGTCATCAAAATTCTAAATACACAGGCATTCAAAATATGAAGTATTTTATTGAAACTAAGCAAAGTGTAAAGATTTATGATATAAAGACAGTAAGGGAATTTGAAACATTTATTCGTAAAATTAATAAAACTTGGGGTGCTAAAAAAGGGTTTAATGATGATCGTATAATGGCACTTGTTTGGGCATTAGTATTATTAGAAAAAGATATTGCAGAAAAATATCTTGATATTATAGAGTACGATGAGGCAGGTAAACCTTCAGTAATTCTTGATCCAAATCAACACTTGGCAAACTTAAATTTTCATAATTTATTAAATGATAACAAACCTATTCGTAACATTGGAGGTAATAAAGATTTTTCAATATTCTTTAATTATGAAGAAAAAACTAAAGTAAATTTACCAGAAAAATACGCTAGTATGCTTTATGAGCCTACATGGGAATTCTTATAATAAATAGATATAATGTCTAATTCTCGTCCAGTCGTACCCAATCTAACCTGCCCCGTTCCAAAAGACGATCCCGCAGGATATTTCACTACACAACAAAGTCAGTTGAATGTAACAAGAAAAGATAAGTTTTTATTAATAATTGATATTCCTACTATCTTAAAACCACTTCTTCAAAAAGAAGATCGTTTTTGTCGTGGCGGAAATTTAGAAAGACTTCAAATGAGCATTTGGGGATTTATTGTTCCTCAAATTTCAATTAATAAATTAGACATATCTTATGGAGGTCAAATTGCAAAATTTTCTGGTCTTAGTCGTCCAGCATATGATGCAGTGGCTATTAATTTTACAGTAGATAATCGTTTTGATAATTATTACATTCTTTATAAATGGTTAGATATTCAAAATAACGATACTAAAGGTTATTTTGATGCGGATAATCTAAGACCTTGTGCAACAGGAAAAGGAAGTGATTACAAAACTACTGTTACTGTTATGGCATTAGATGAATATGAAAAACCTACTGCAAAGTGGGATTATTTTGGTGCATTTCCAACAATCTTAGGAGCTATTAATGCATCTTATAGAGATGCTGCTGAATTAGAATCTACATTCTCTTTTGAATTTTCTCAGTTAAAAATGTCATTACTTTAAAAGATTTGATTGATAAGTAAGATTTTTTTAAAATTTTATAAGTAATAACATAATGGCTACTAAACTAAATACACTCCTAGAAAGTCCCGGCATTTCCATTAACGAAAGAGATTTATCCCAAATAACAGTTAACGCTATCGGGACAAATGTTTTTGTTCCTGGTTTCATGCCACAAGGTCCATCAGACGAACCTACACCAATATCAACTATTAGTGAGTTTGAAGAAATTTTCGGTCTTCCAACAACACCAGCAGAAAGATATTCACATAATGCTATTAAGCAACTTTTAACAACAAGCAATGCAAACGTTACCTTTACTCGTATGCCTTACGGTTCTGGTGCTGGTTATGGTTATGCAGAAACTTATAATGCTCTTGTTTTTCCTGTTGTAGGTCTTTCCGCAAAAGAAATTACGCCTTGTAATTTCTTCCAAAACTTACCACTTTCAACAATTCAAAGTGATTATCCTTGGCTTATCGAACAATATATTAACCAAGATCAATGCTATGGTTCATTAAACTTTGGTTGTCCTCTTGCGTCTCAAACTGAAACGTTTAATTATGTTTATATTCATAATACTCCTGCTGAATACAATACTGTTTTAAAGAGTATTAAATTTGTTGCAAATACAAATGCAGATACAAATGCAGTTAAGATTTTCCAATTACGTCCAACTGTATCTGGTAATGTAACAACATTTTCAGCAATTAATACATTTACATTATCTGCCACACCTTTAAGCGGTCAGATTTCAAGAACCGCAAGAACAAACAGCGGCGAAAGCATCTTTACTGTATCTCTTACAAATTCTAGTACTCCTGGGTTTACTGCTTTACCAATAACACAAGGTTTCCTTTCAGGAACTACACTTTCAGGTATTTATGTTGCACGTAATGATGTATTTGCTACATATTCTACTGCTTCAGTCTTGAAATTCTTTTATGCATCTCCTGATGTTGCAAATACATATAGCACAGGTTTATCAACTATTAGTTCAACTTATATTGCGCCAAATTCTGCATTAAATAATGCAAATCAAGATTTCCTTATTCAGTTTTGTGGAACTCCTGTAGATGCGGGTCTTACTTGCCAAGCCATTACAGCAATGGGTCTTGAAGTTCCTGAGCAATACAAGTATAAATTCTCTACTCCTTTAGGTGATGCACAACTTAACGATTGTAACTTCTATGCTATTGGTGATCCTATTTCTAAATCACTTAATGCAACAGAGTATCAACTTCTTCAAAACTCTCAGTTCAACTGGAAATGTGGTTTTGGAATCAACGGTAATCCCGCTCTTAACATTCTTGGAAATGATGTTCGTGGTGGTATTATAGTAATTAATAAAATTAAAAGCGCACAGCTTGAAGATTTCTCTGGTTATTATCTTGCTCTTAACGATAACTTAAACGTTAACCCTGCTACAAACTTTGATGATATTACTGGTGTTTCTGGTTATTATAATGAGGTTTGTCCTGGTGTTTCCGGTTCATGGGTAGATGTTCCAAATGAAAGACTTAACTTTAAAGTTTCTTCAACATTTGATGAAAATGTACAATCTATTACTGAACTTGTTCACCAAAACGTAGGTGTAGAATTTGGAAATGCCTCATATAATGATTCTTTAATTTTGAGTCTTTTCAAAGTTCGTCCTGCTCGTCTCACAGAGACAATTAATAAACTTGATCAAATTCGTCTTGAACAATTTGTTGGTTCTCTTAACTCAAGTCGTATGGTTGCAGATGACTTCGGTGGTCCAGATCGCTCATTCTTCCTTGAGAAAACTGTTAATAACGGTTCTTCTTATCTTGAAGTTTATATCAACCCGTATCTTTCACAGAATAACTGCTGGTCAAATGAACAAACAGGTCTTCCACGTAAAACAGTTCGTATGTTCCGTGAGAAAACCGCAGAAATGTTCTCCGATTTTGATGCACAATTTGCACTCAAAAAATTTGCTGATAAACTTTATGGTACAGGTTCTTATACACCAGAATGTACTGATGCTGTATATAATCTTTGCCTTAAGAAAGATATTGGTAATCTTCCTGCAAAACTTGAAAGAATTCTTCGCCAAGTAGAAAACCCTGTAGACTTCCCAATTGATATTACAATTGATAATGGTCTTTCAACAATTTGGGCAACTAAAGCAGCAGTAGAAACTGATTCTTGCATCACTGATCCAAGCATTTGCTACAACTATGACGATACCTACTATGTAAACACTGATTCACTTAGTCCATATGACGGTACAGTTATGAATTCTAATATTCAAGATCATTGGGAAACAATTTATAATATCTTTGACTCGTTTGCAAGATATACAAGAAAATATGCAGGTGGAGTTCCGAATGTTCACATTCAAGATCCTCTTCGTCAAATCTTTGTAAATGGTAAAGATTTCAAAATAGTAACTCGTCAAAAAGGTCTTTATATTGATCCTAAGACAAATCAACCAACTGAGCAATATGCAACATTTGGTCGTAACATCTACTCTTACCTTCGTAACCTTTATCAAGGTATTAATTCTTCATACAGCATCTCTTATGCAAACTGGATTAAGTCTTTTGATTCTACATCAGACTCTTTCACATGGTTCGGTCCTTCCGCATATGAAGCTGCTCTTTATGCAAGAAATACAGCTACTCAATATCCATGGACAAGTCCTCTTGGAGTTTCTAACGGATTGCTTGCAAACATAAACGACTTAGGTATTAATCCTAATCAACGTGAACGTGATCTTTTATCTCGTATCGGATTAAACCCAATCGTAAGATTCCCAGAAGGAAATCTTAACTGGAACTCTACAACTCTTCTTAAAGAAAGTTCCGCATTGAAAGAAATTTCAGTTCGTCGTGGAGCATTATGGCTTGCTAAGAGCATTCAGGCAAACCTCTTACAGTTTATTGGTCAACCGAATACTGTTGCAACAAGAGGAAGAGTCAGCAGTGTTCTTCGTCCAATTCTTGAGTTTATGAAAGATAACAGCGGTGTCTATGATTACTTGATTGTTTGTGATGATAGAAATAATACTCCAACATCTATTGATCAAGGAGTGCTTAATGTTGCAGTTTATATTAAACCTACTAGACCGGTTAAATTTATTCTTGTGGATCTTGTAATTACAGGAACAGGAGTTGACTTTAACGAATTGATATAATATAAATAATCTAATAAAAAGGAAAAGCTTGACTTTTCCTTTTTATTGAGTATGATTATAATTAACTAATATGTTAAACAAACAAGAAATCATAGATTATATAAAAAATAATTTATTGATAAATGATACTTTAAATTCTGCTAAAGTGCGATGGTTAGATGAAAAATCTATAGAATATATATCTATAATGAATCGAACATGTTATTTAGATATTAGCTGTAAATTTACAGAAAGATTATTTCATATATTACATAATATAGAAGATATTCCTAAATGTAAGTGCGGAAAACTTCTTAAATTTAAATCAATAAATGTAGGATATATAAAAACCTGCTCGTCTCATACATGCATGAGAGATGGTAAAGAGTGGAATAGTTGCTCAGAAACAAAAAAGATAGAAAATCTTAAACAATTAGAAACGTTTAAAGAATATGTTAGACAAAAAATAAACTATAATGACGAATTAGATATTATAGTTTATATCAAGAAAGTTTTAAAAACTACTGAAAACGGTAAAAAATCTAAATTATTATCTAATATAGATTATCGAATAAATAAAAGAGAATTATCTTTAATTCTCTTTTTAACAAAAGATTTAATACCTTACACTTTAGATGATATTGTAAAGTTTTCAGATTTTAATTTTTCCGAAAGATTTTATATATTATATAACAGAATAAAAGAAATACCTAAATGTTCATGTTATAAAAATAAAAAATATATATCTTTTATTAATGGATATGCAAATGCGTGCTCTAATAAATGTCGTATAATAGATAACACTAATTTTATTTTTGAATCTATAAAAGAACAAGGATTTAAAATATTAAACACTGAAGAAATATATAATATTAAAGATAAAGAAATAACTGTACAGTGTTTAAAATGTGGGAAAATCTCTGAAAGAGAAATGTTTAATGCTCGTTGGAAACATGTATACTGTTCTGGCTGTTATGGTGATATAGGAATTTCTAGAGAAGAAACGGAAGTATACGAGTATATCCAAACATTATCTAATAATATTCAGCAATCATATTATATAAATAGTAGTAAAAAAGAAATAGATATTTTTGATAGTTCTATTAATTTAGGAATTGAATATAACGGAGTTTATTGGCATTCAACAAATGATTTATCAGATCTCAAGGAATTTAAAATTAAACATCTACAAAAAACAGAAGAATGTATTCAAAATAATATAAAACTTTTTCATATTTTTTCAAATGAATGGTGTAATAAAATAACACAAGATATATGGAAATCTATGCTGAATAATGCTTATAAATTAAATAAAACAATATTTGCTAGAAAATGTTTTTTGAAACCTATTACAAAAAAGGAATGCGATTTATTTTTAAATGAAAATCATTTACAAGGAGAGGATAAATCGTCTATTCGTTATGGGTTATTGTATGAAAATAATATAGTTGCCGTTATGACATTTTGTAAATCTCGATTTGATAAAAATTACGATTATGAATTAAGTCGCTATTGTAATAAAAAATATGTAAATGTAGTAGGTGGTGCAGGTAAATTATTAAAACATTTTATACAAAAAGATAAACCTAAAAATATAGTAACATATGCTAATCGAAGATATTCAGAAGGAAAATTATACGAAACTCTTAATTTTAAAAAAATAGGAAATACTTCACCTAATTATTTTTACTTTAAAAGTGGGAATATTCTATATTCACGCAATTCATTTCAAAAGCATTTATTAAAAAATAAATTAAATTTATATGATGAAAATAAAACAGAATTCGAAAATATGTTTATAAATGGTTATAAAGTTATTTTTGATTGCGGTAATATTAAATATGATTTGAAACTAACTTGAAAACCTACACTCTTTTATCGGATGTTTTTTTTCTCTTTCCATTTTTCAAATCTTTTATAATAATCAGTTAATAACACTGCATTATTAACAAGTTCTTTTGTTACTAAATAATCAGAACCCACTTTTTTAAGAATTGGATCTTTATCATATTGAACTAGTTTTGGTGTTACAGGTATTTCTAATAAAATATCATTAATATGAGGTTTTTTACAAACACAACTAGATAATAACAAACAACAAATAGTGATAATTTTTCGCATGTTCATAATCTTATTTATAAATATGTTCATGAATAACGATAATAATGATGAATATGATGATGTTTTAAACGCATTAGCAGTTAGTAATATTCTTTCACAAATCCAACCAGAAAAAGAAATTATTAAGAAAGAATATGATGAAATGGATGAGCTTACTAAAACATTAAAAGATTTAGATGATCTTATTAAAACAAATTCTGCTGTATTAGAAGAAGCAAAACGTCTTGTGGAAACTACAGGAGATGCTGAATATCTTGAAGCATACTCTAATATTGGCAAAGCTCAAAGTGAAGCACTTAAAAATAAAGTTAAAATATTAACTGAGAAAGAAAAGAATAAAATTACAGAAAAAACAAAAACCAGAGAAATTGATATTAAAGAAAAACTTGCAGATTTTACTATTAATAAAAATAACCCTGAAACTCTTCCAGCAGGAACAACATTAAATCAAACAAACGTTATTATGAGCGGTAGCCGTGAAGAAATGTTTGATATGATTATGAAGATGAAAGAAAAGGAACTGAATATTATAGAAGCAAATAAAGTTTAAATTTTCCATATATAAGCTTTTGTTCCACAATCCCAAATTCTTCCATATCCTAACTCAGTCATAATTTCTTTTTCAGTTTTAGAAAGGTCTACATTTGGATATTTTCTCTTTATTTTTTCTTTGGTGAAATTAGAACGATGTTTACGATCTAATGGATTTTTCTTTGGAAAATAGTAGTAACGTGGTTCAGAATCATGTGAATAGTGGAATCCTAACATTTCATATAAATTTCCTACACTAATTCTTTTATCAGCATATGATATAATACTTTTTGGATAGTATGTTTTTATGAAATAATTTAATAACTTACTAGCTCCTCCAACTATATTATAATTCTGTTTACTGCAAAAACGTATAAGTTCCCACTCTACAGATTTGTTATATCTAGGAACACCAAATGTCATAAGACTTACTAATTCGTTGTTATAAAACAAACCTAATTTTATTTTCGATTGATCTTCTCCTTGAATGTGATTATCATTTAAAAATTTATTTTTATCATCAACTTTTACTTCTTTTATATCACATTTACGTGCATATATTTTGTTATTTGAAATTTTTAATTTTTGAGAGATGATAGATTGTACGATATCCATTTTATATATCAATTCATCCTCAAAAAAATGTAATAACTGAATGTCTTGAACTTTACAAGATTCTGTCTTTTTTAAATGATAATCATATTCTTTTAGCATTTCTTCAGAATGCCAATAATTCCCGTTACATTCTATGCCTATTTTTTTATCTGGTATTAATATATCTATTTCTTTTCCATTTAAAATTTTTCGGTCATTTCTAATATAATATATTTTATGTTCTTCTAAAAACTTTTCTAGTATTTTATGAGTTTTTGATGCAGAACATTTAGGACATGAATGTCCTATATTACAATGAGAATATGCAATTCGTTCAAAAGAACAATTACATTCTTTACATTTTATTTTTATATAATCGTGACTATGAAAACTATCAGGTATTTCACTGTAATCAAAAACGTCGCCGTGTTTTTTTATAGATAATGTTACAAACTCACTCTTAGAGTTCTTAACAAGTTCTTTATGTAAAGACCTCGCACAAAGAGGGCATCCTCTTTTACTCTTTTTTACATTTGATGGTGTTATGTAAAAATATTCGTCGTGTATTTTACATTTTACCTTTCCTTTAATTTTATCACTTACATATTGGAATTCATAAAAATCTAAATTATTCTTTTGCCAATCATTTATACTCTCTAGAAATTGATCTTTTGTATGAATAAATCTTTTTTTAGTAGCTGTATTTTTACAATTTTTACACCCCTGACCGCTTAAATGAGCACTTGCTCTTTGTTCAAATATTCCGTGAAGCGGACATATTACAGTAACGATTTCTCTTGTTGATTTAAAAAATGTTTCTGAATAATCATACTTATCATCGTGTATTTGTTTGCATTTTTCTAAAAACTGATTTTGTGATAAAGATTTGCCTGCCATTACAATACTTACACCGAAAAAGTGATCAATACAAGTAAAAAAATCCCGCTAGTTTCCTAGCGGGATTTGATTTTTATCAGCCTTAGATATTAGCTAAGGTAGTTGAAGTTGATTGGGTTAGGTGATACTACGCTAAGTGCAGGAGAACCACAAGTTTGTGTCAAGTGACCAGTGTTAAGATCGCGTGCGATAATTAAGTGGTAGAAGTTACCAGAACCGAAAAGGTTATCAATAACACCGTAACGAGTCATCATACCAACATTAGGAGTGAAGGTGTGAGGAGAAATGGTGCGCTGCACTAATACGGGAATATAAGGGCAATATACGATACCAGTGTCCCAGAATTCAGAACCTTTATAACCAAGAAGAGCATACTCAACTGGCTCAGAACGAACACCTGCGAGATATTGTGCCTCTGTGCGAGTATCACGATAGATGTTGAACTGACCTGCAAGAGTACCTACGCGAGCAACACCATTTGGATGAGCTTGAATTGCGGATGCAATTTCAAATACGCGGAACTCAGGAAGGAGTTGAAGAATTGTGCAAACTTTTGGAGTTGCGATAATGAAGTTAGCAGGACCACGACGGTTACGAATTGCGATACGGTTAGCTTCTACAACGATTTTTGCATAGAAGTCAACACCACGCTCTGCGAACCAGCGACCATCTGCGAGTTGTGGTTTCCATACTGAATAACCATTGCCGAAACCTGCGTTAAGAGCAACTTGAATCATACGGATTACCATTTCACGGTCGATTTCTGCTTGAATTTCATATGACATTGCATTGGTCATTTCTGAGTCAATATCAATACCATTCATGTTCATAAGATCTTGTTCAAGTTCCATGCTCCATGATGTTCCAAGACGACGAGTACCAGCTTCAACAGCTTGTTTCTCAATCTTAAGAGACATTGTAGGAATGTTGCTAGATGCTTCAAAGTGAGCAAGAAGTTGAGCAACGCCCATATCTTGAGGAGTGAAGTCAAAGCAAGAGTTTGCAGAGAGAGGACCATTAGGATTATGAATACCAAGACCAGAAAGACCTTGTGCAGTGATACCAGTGTGAGCAGTGTATAGTTTTTGATAACCTGCTTCATCTGTGTTAGCACCAGTCCATACGCCCGGACCTTGTGGGAAGGTTTTTCCTGTATTAGTACAATCTCTATCATTATATGGTGAACATGAAAGAGCATCTTGGTCATAGAAATAACGAAGAGCAAAAGCAAGACCAACAGGACCGCTCATTGGTTGAACACCAACGATTTCATGAGTGATAAGCTCAGGGAAAGTACGACGAATCATAGGAATGAGAGTCTTTGGAAGACGCGCATCGCCAGGAGCATACCAATCAGTGTTACCACCAGTACCAGGACCAGTGTTACCATATTGACCATAAGCTGCAGGAGCATTACCTTGATCAGTACCACCACCGTATACGGACGAACCTGCAACTCCGCCTGCGCCGAATGAACCACCTGCGATCATTCCTGTTTCTTGAATAAGAGAACGAGGCATATGACCGTTTTGACGAAGCCAAGTTTCTTGGTTTTCGCACATAAGCGCGGTTGCCATTCTTTTTTGGTATCCTTCGATTGGTCTGGTTTGATTATCAGTAAAATCTAAAATTTTACTCCATTTTGAGATTAATGCTCTTCCTCTTTCTTTTGAAATAAGAGAGGGAGCCGAGTCAACGTAGTTTGAAGCTAGTGATTGCATATATTTTTATTTATTTGTTTTTGATTATTTTCTGAAATTTAAGCCACTTAAATACAAATCTTCCATTGGGTTCTGCGGATTAGACTGATTTATTGTCTTATATTCTGATTCTTTGATGATTTCATCGGCTACCCTGTTCCGATCAACGATAAATGTTTTCTTTTCATTAATAAGTGCGGCCTTTCTAGCTTTATGCTCTTGACGACCATACATATCAATAACGTAGTCAAAATTCTCTTTAATAAAATCTGCTGTTTTACCTTCTAGGCGAGAGCGAACAAAACGTGCTGCTCCAATAGGAAGATTTGATGTTTTTTCAGCAAGAACCTTTTTACTTTCAGCAACTATTTTTGCTTTCTTAAGTTCAACGTTCTCCTTGAGAAGAGTGTCCATTTGACGCTTACCATCTACAAGAGCTTCTTTTATATTACCTTTAATATATTTCTCATCAATACCAAGAATCTTGCGAGCTTCTCCAATTGCTTTAAGAGCATATTGGTTTCTAGCAGCTTCTTCAATTTCTTGTTTAGGAAGATTTTTATCAATATATAAATCAAGGAATTCGTCAACGCTTTCTACAAGACTATCACGATGACCAATTGCTGTTTCTGCAATAATTTTCTTGTAACCTTCATGTACTGTAATAAGTTTACTGTCATAATCTTCCATGATTGCATTTACAACCATTTTGATTTTATTTGTATGATCAGCATCAATTGATGCAATTGCTTTTTCAGAAACAACTTTGAATTTTTGGTATTGTGTCTTAACGGCACTTTCTACTTCTAATTCAACTCGCTCCTGAACCTTTGCATTTACTTTTTCTTCGATTAAAGAAGAAATTGCTTTCAAAGTGTCCTCGGAAAGAATTTCCTTGTCCACGGATTCGAAAATAGATTTAAGTTCTGTTAGCATATAATAATTACTTATAATAATATATTTTTTTTCTGCATTTTACACTGTTTATTTTGAAAAAGAGGCTTTAACTTTTTGAAATTCTTTAGATAATGAATTATTAACTTTCATTTTTATAATGTCTCTTAACTCATTATCAGCCTTGGCACGATTTTCAGTTCCTAAATGATATAGCATTTTTGCTATTTTTGATTGTACTTCACGTTTCATATGTAAACATATTTACATTTTTATTTAAAAATTTGATTTTCTCTCTTTTTTGCAGTAAGATATATTCTATGGCAAACTTAAAACTAACTAAATTTGGACATGAATATTGCAACCCTTGTAAAGTGATGAAACCTATTCTCACTGAAATTGTAAATCAGTTTGGTGACAAACTTCAATTTGAAGATGTTGATACATATAACTCTGATCCAAAAGTTCTAATAGATGCGGGAATTCGTGCAGTTCCGACTCTTATTCTCTCAAAAGACGGAAATGAAATTTGGCGACATATTGGACTAACTAACAAAGAAGTTATAGAAACAAAGATTAACGAAAATCTATAAAAAAAAGAGGCAGATTATTTCTGCCTCTTTTTTTTCTTTAATTTTTTCTCCATTTTTGGCAGTTCATTATAATAATCTGGAAATTCTTTTAAATGGTCTTTTACTATTTGTAAAGTTTCTTCTGGTGATTTATGATGTTCTTTTTCAGTTTTATATCCTTCTTTTGTGGATTTTTTACCAAATTTATTTACTAAGATTTTATATAATTTATCGAATTTATTAGTCATACATCATAACCATGGTCTTCTATAATTTCATTGGATAAATCACGAATTTTATCTGCGCATCTTTCTATTTTCTTTCTAAAACTTTTATACATTGATTCTTTTGCAAGATCATCTAAATCAGATACTACCGAAAGAATTTCTCTAGCAGTTTCTACATGTTTTTCAGCTATGTCATTATCGTCTTCGTACTCTTCCTCATCTTCTTCTTCCTCATCTTCTTCTTCTTCGCGTGTACCTACAAACGCATTAACGGGTGAAAGAGGCAGTGCTTGTCTGATTACTCCTAAAATAGATGGAGTTAACATATTTTCATAAATTGTTTCTAAGTCTTGTTTCATTATAGTGCGTGTAGGAATTTTTCAAGAGATTCACGAATATAATCGTTAATCGCATTTCTATGTTTTGATGGATATTTAGCTAATTTCTTTTCTAATGTGATATATACTTCTGCAACACGACCATCATCAGAAATAATATATTCTTTATTTTCAAGAATACCGTTTACAAATGCAGTTGCAACAGAAGGATCAAAAACGTTGTCAACAAGAAGAACGATTGGACTCTTAACAATATTAAAGCCGTCCGTGCTTTCAGAAATTTGACCAAGGCATTTTGTTGATTTTCCAAATTTAACACCGTCATGAACAAGTGATTCAAGAATTTTACCAGATGGAGTGCTAAGAATTAAAGATTTACCCATATAAAAATCAGGATCACTCTTATCTCTTTCAAGACTAACAATCTTATCTGCTAATTTACCAAGATCAACATCAGGGTTAGATGAGTGGTTTAATTCGCCACCACCACGGTTTTGCTGTACATATTCTTTAATGTATGTATCAACAGCAGGAACCATTTCTTCTTCCATATATTTACGACGATTCTTGTTTCCACGATTCATCATAACGTACTGACCGCGTATATAAATTCTTTTTTCGTTGTCTCTATTAGTTTGTTCTGATAGAAATTCCAAATCGTAATTTGGGTTCTCAACAATCAGTTTTCTGGATATAATCATATACCTATTTATAAGATTTAATAAAATTTGCCATAAATTGAATCATTTGGAGAGTCAAAATCTTCTTTTGCTTCTTCATCAGCAGTTGTAGGTGTTTGATCCTCTACAATAATAGGATTATCAATAGAACTTTCGATTTTTCCATAGTCTCCAGAATCCACAGGACCACCAAGGAATTTTTCTTGCGGTGCTCCAGGTTCGTAAGAGTTATCAAATCTCTTAGCAGTTATCTTCCAAACAAAGTGACCACCCATAAAATCAGCAGGATTAATTGCATCGTGTTTTTCTGTAATTTCAAAAACTATTGGAGATTGTTCAAGTGGACGATCACAAGCAGAATCATCAATAAGAAATAAATCTCCTGCAAGAGGAATAACTTCTCCCCAAACTTCACGAAAATTTTGAATTGGAATATAAATGACAATATCAAGATCACTCATAACACCAAATTTTGTTAAAAATGTAGAATAACTTTGAAAATCTATCACAGCTTTCAGTTTTCTTGGACCACGATAACGAGCAACAGGATTTTCCCCATATATTTCGTTCTGATCATTTAAATTATATCCTGTGCTCCAATAAGAAATAGGCATTCCGTAGTTAGATGCATAGTTTGCAACCATTCCACGATAATTACTTTTTACATTAGATATTGTGTTATCACATTTTGACACATAAGGATTCTCATTTGTAGGAATTCCTGTATTACCTAAATCAGTTATTCTGCTTTGGGTTGAATTAAAAGTTGTAGTTTTCTTTAGTGGATTAAAAACGAATGGAACATTATACGCCATGTTATTATTTACATAAATAGAATGAATGGAAGATTATAATTACAATTTTGAGAAAAGAAACTTACTTTTACATTTCATTTCCGCATTTGACGGAGTAAAAATTAAAAGATTTGATGGTTCTAAATTCGCAAAAGAAGTTATAAAGGTTCCTTTTGTTTTTGCACCAAAGAGTCATATATTGTATGATATTATTGGTGTTACAGATTCTATTCGTCTTCCAATTATGGCAGCAGAAATAAAATCAGAAAATCGTGATAACGAACGAGTTAAAAATAAAATTGATAAAATAGTTTATAAAAATAACAATGGTTCATTTGTCTCTCTTCAAGTAATACCTTGGAATATAGAAATTGAAATGAATATTCTTACAAAATTCCAAGAAGATATGGATCAAATAGTTCAAAATTTTTCAGTAAACACTAATCCTTATGCTATTATTTCTTGGCAGGAACCTAAGTCAGGAAGAGAATTGAGAACAGAAATACTTTGGAATGGCGATATTTCTTTTCAATATCCTGCAACTGCGAATTATTCTTCAAAAGAACCTCCGTTTCGAGTTACCGCTACAACATCATTTACTATAAAAGGTTATTTATTTAAAACTTATATAGAAAATCCAAAACCTATTTGTTTAATAAACACTAATATTTCTTTTACAGATACATTTTTTTGTAATTATGCAACACTAACTGCTTATATTAGTGATTCTTCAACAGACTCATACTCTATAACTGGAAGACCTGTTATGAGATTTGTTGCACCTTATTATGTAAAAGAAGGAACATCCCCGATTATAACTGTTACAGGCTACAGCTTTCATGACACAATTAGTGTATTTGTAAGTGGATCAAATAGTGAAATGTACTCAGTTTCTACATTCAAACCTTTTTCTGGTTTAGACTCGTTTAATGCGTTTCCTGTAGAACAATTTGAAAAATCATTTAATAAATTATCTTTTTCACTTCCATCTCCAAACTCAAGTGGTTTTATTGATGTTATTGCTGTGAATTCATGTGGATATGGTTTATTAACAGAAGATTCTGCGACATACGCACCATACACTAGTGGATTAATATCTCTAGTTAGTTATCCTCTCATATGTGCGTCTGCTGTTTCTTGTATTTAACTTATAAATATTAATAATGGACGATTACAATTATAATTTCGA